TCATCATTCCCATAAGTGAATCATCAACCATTCCACCATCTTGCATATAACCCATGCGGTTTCTAACCATCTTAGGTAGCTTGCCAAGTCCGGGGTTGTCATCCGGTACAGGTTTTAAATTCTTAGCCATACCACCTTTTTGCATACCCATGATTGGGCTTTTAACCATACCACCATGACCGTAACCCATCATTTTATTCTTGACCATGCCACCGCCCATCATTTCAACCATTCCACCACCATACATATTTTTCATACCTTCCATAGAGGCCATAGATATTAACTTGTCAATTTCTGTGTGACCACCACCTTCATCGGGCATATTATTTAACTTGTTTAAAAAAGGAACACCAATCATGTCTACGGCCTCTCTCTTGATTACAAATTCACCGGGAGTAAGTTTTGCAGGTATTGTATCTGTAGTACCTGCCATTACTCGTATATCTCGAAATGTGGAAAATCATCAAATCTATTATCTGCAACTTCCCACTTACCATTTTCTTTATACATATCCCAGTTGCCACCCCATCTTAGGTTAATCCCCATACTCCTAGCAATACCAAGAACGAACCCGGCGAAAAAAGTTTGCCGTTCCCGATCCTCCCACTTAACAGGATAAGGGGTAACGTCAACGGCTTTAGAAGGGTAAGAATTGTGACGACCATTAGGATACTTAACTTTAGTACGTTTTTCATCATATAGTTTATTTTGCCTTTCTTTGCTTCTGTGCCCCTCCAATATAGAACAATCAACGTGTTTTATCACCTCATTAAACACGTCTTGTAATCGCTGGTCACAAGTGGCCAGTCTGTCTTTTGATCTTTTAGAGTATCTTGGCACGATATATTTACCTAGTGTAGATTAACAACAAATAACAATTAAATGCAATATGCATTATACTCTTGCTCCAGTTATCCAACTATATGCTTTTTTAGCGACAACCCTAGTCTGTGCAACGCTTTCGTTTTTTAAAGATTCTATTTTTGTTTTTACACTTTTAGGTGGCTTTGCAAAATAATCAGCATAGTACAAAGCATCCATAACATCATCATTTCTAGGCTTTGGATGTTCAAACATTTCATCAACCAGTTCTGTCATGTGTCTTTGCAAATATAGTTTTTTACTATTAACAATAGGGCCAAGAGATGTTTCAAGTCTATCCTCTTTCTTTATCCTAGCTGGAGGCTTAACCCCTTTGAATATTCCGGGCATTAATCTTTTTTCTTTTGAGGATAATCTTGTAACCATATCCCGAACCATCTCCTGTGCCGCAACTGTTTCAATCGTAACTCTACGAACTGGTGAATACTTTTTAGCAAGTTCAATAATCTTTGGAGGAACATCAAAGGTAGGAATACGCTCACGAAAATACTCCAAAACGTAACGGTTTTTATTAGAATCAACGCCAAGTACAAGAATGACTTGATAATCTGACGTTTCCGATGCGGTTGCCGCAAGGTCAACTCCAATGTAAATATTAATGGGCGTAGCATCTTCACCGTCTATAAGGTAATTAAAACCTGACTTATTTTCAACCCTACCGTTATAGTATTGGATTCTGTCAATTTTAAAAGAAGCATTTGACACATCACGAGCATCATTCATATACTCTTGAGCAAATTTATTAACCAACCCAGCTTCTATAAACTCTCTTTTTTTATTATTTAACTTTTCAATGGAAAACTGCTCAGGCCATATTGAAACCCCATCTTCAATAGCCCTATGAAATACAACATCCCAAGGATAATCACGTTTATCTTTAACAGCTTTTCTATACCCATCAACAGTCATCTGTAAAAAACTGTCAAAGTGGACAATCGTACCAGACAACCATATCCAACCTTCCTTGCCGGGAGTTTCCTCTAATGCTGGATAGACCGTTGATACGATCCACTTTTTAATTTCAGATCGCCTTTCAGGTGTTTTAGTATTTAACTCAGACTCAAAGTCATCAAGTATGATACCAGTATATCGAACATCAACCTCAGCTCTTCCACGAAGCCTCTGTGATGTTCCTTTTGCTATAATCCTATCCCCCTTGGGAGTAACTATATCTTTTTCAGTCCACCTTTTACCAACTGAGCTACCATCAAGATTGCCAAAATAATATTTAAGTTTCTTATTCATCTCAAAATGACTTCTAAGATACTTCAAGTGGTCTATAGACTGACTCTGCTCTTCAGACACCCAAGCAATAAAGTTTTGGTTGTCTTTATCAGCAAAGCATAGTTTATGCATAATAGCCGCTTTTGACAGTATTGATTTTCCAAAACCACGAGGCATGATAATACAAGTCCTACTTCCGGGTTTGGTAGTAATAAGTTTTGTCGAAACATCAAAATGAAAGTCTGGGGATGCAGATTTGTTTAGAAAGTCGTTAGGTAAAAAGGCTCTACCAAAATAAATTAAGTTATTGTACGCCTTTGAAAGAACTTTATCCTTCTCAGACATTTCTGTGGGGCCGGGTATAATATTAAAATTATTTGGCATTATTCCTCAATCTATCCAATTCTTTTTCTAAGTATTCTATTCTTTGATTCTGTTTAATGTCAGCGGGTATCTCAGCGTTTTGATTTGCATCAGCATCCTCTTCCATTCTGGTTATGTGCTCCTCATTCATAGCCACTTGATATTCTAAGAATGATATTCTAGTATTAAGCTGACCATATCCCCAAACCATAGCACCTATTAAGCCTACAGCCTGAATAAGCATAGGTAGTGATATATTTAAACTACTAGAATCTGATATAGGTTTAGTGTCTACCATTTATCCTACTCACTGATCCTTTGACCTCTGCAATATCTTGACTCAATTCATTTAACTCTTTTACAACAGCTTCTCTGTGAGACTGTGATGTTCTGTCTGTTAAGTTAAACCTATCTACAATCTTAACTGCTATAGACTGAGTGTTTGACATTTCTGTAGACAACTTCATAAGATCTTGTTTTATTCTTTCCAAATCTTCATTTTGAGCATTTTGTGATTTAATTAAATTAACTATCATAAACCCAAATAAAGCCGCTACAATTCCAGCAAATCCTAATTCCATGTATGTGGATGCAAATTGTTCCATTACTTACCTCGTTTCTTTTTTTTACGCCAACTTAGTGGGTTTAAATTTAACTCTGCTTGATACCATTTTAATTGTTCTTGTAATTCAGCCAACTTTACATCCTCTTCATGTATATGCTTTTGAACAAGTTTATTTATTTCCATGTCCGCTTCAGCTACTTCTTTTTCAAGGTTAACAATTCGAGTTTCCATACGCCAATAGCCATATACAATACCAGCTAGTAAAATTGCTATTTGTCCTAGCCATTTTAAATTTATTGAAATTACTGCATTATCATCTATGATATTACTACGGTAACTTCGAGCAGTTTGTGGTTTATCACTTACAGACCCATTAGCCATCTAATCACCAATGTAAATAACCAAACAAATCCAAATACGCCCAACCAGAAGTGTATCTCCCTATCTTCGTACATGCTTTACCTGTTCATACTGATTGTGTATATAACACCAAAGGTCACCTTCGTATATCTTAACATACCAGTGAACCACACTGTCTTGATCGTAAATAACTTTTAAAGCAGTGCTTGTTTGTGTTGTATCAGGACTTAGAGCATATCCAGCTATGTAAGAGTCCCTACATCCAGTAAAGGTTGTTAGTAATAATACTATTGCAATCAAGAATAGATTGAACAATATAGCAACTTTCATTCCTTTTTCCATAATTTAGTGTTTTAAGAGTGTTTTTTGTTAAAGGTGATACTATATACCATTTTTCCATATTTTAGCGTTTTAGGGCTAGTATAGGACAAATTAGGCGTATATGTAGACACCCATTCAAGTTTAGTTACTTTAGTCACCTTCAATATCACCTACAAGCTCTTTTTTAGTTTCAGGAAGTATCCCAGCTTCAAAAGCCTGCAACTTATCTTTAGTAAATCCAGTAAATTCCTGTATCAAAGCTACGGAATCTACCTTCTTATCAACAGACAACATTCCAGAAATCTTCATTAAAGTTTCAATAGCTCTTAATTTATCGTTGTCTTTTGTTTCTTCTTTATCAACGATAACCTTAGTGTTCTCCAGTAAGTATCTTTTTGTAATGCCAACATCTGACATTAGCTTTTCTATTTCTTTATCCACGTTATGTCTTACCCTTTTGTTTCTTAATAAAATCTTTGCTTTACTAGCGGCTGTGCTTTTGTCTTCAAGGTCGGGGTGTGATTTGATATAAGCTTCTTCAGGTGTAGCACCATAAGCAATAAACTTTGCAAAGCTTATTCTTTTATCATTCATATTACCCTCAACAACTCTTTTGTAAAAATACTTAGAAGAGAAAGAATAGATATTCTTTTTAGTTGAACCTTGTAGTTTCATATTGCCATTAATTTTAACCATGCCTATTATGGTTCTGATGAAGTATTGCTTTTTCATTCGGTACATTAAAAAAGATTTTTTAAGTACTTGAACTATTTGTCCATCATCAGAAACGCACCATTGTCCTTCTTTGGCTTCTTTCCAGTTTTTTACAAGTGGCTCTTTTGGGTGAAACTTTCTAAACTCATCTTCAGACTCGTAAGCATAGTGCCTAACGCCTTTGATCTTGCGAACCTGTGACATGATTAATTTGGTAACTGAGGTGTTTTATCTTCCATGCTATACATATCAACACTTTCCAGCTCTGGCATGTGCTCAGTGCGATACAACAACTCTGCCAATAAACCTATCTGTCTTGAAGTTGGGTCTATAAGATCAACCGCATTTAATTCTTTTGAAATCTCCCTACAGCGATTGATATTAGGGACTACGCCCTCAATGTCAAAATCACCTGATAGGGCCATTTGAAATAAAGTTTTACGATTATTCATGCTATAAGTTAATAAAAAAACTTGACAGCCTGTAATTAGTATTATAAGTTTTATTAATCTTTCTTAGGCCGGTTGAATTATAATGTAGTACTATAGTAATATAATAGTACTATAGTAATATTATAGTAGTATATAGTAGTAATAGTATTAAATAGTATTAAATAGTATTATATAGTATTAATAGTATTATATAGTAATATATAGTAGTAAATAGTACCCGCCAAGTACTTTTTTATAGTACCCCCAAAAAAAATCCAAAAACTTTGAAAAATTTTAAAAAATTATATGATTATGTGTGTCTCTCTTTTATTTGCACCGCCGTCCCCCCCAAAGTGATTTCAGGTTAGAAAAATCAAGTTGAGTTTTTTGTTTTTATTTACTTAGTTAGAAAACCAAGGTAGTAAGGCAAAGATGAAATAAGAACTATAATTTTATTAATTTATGTAAATTATTTATAGCTGTAAGTTCAACAATATTAAGAGATGTAATTTATTTTAAAAAAAGTGGGAACTTTTCAGGATTAGTAGCGTTCAAATGTCAAAGACTGTTTGACAGTTTTTGTTCTTTGACAATTTGAAAATGCATTGCACCGCTAGTGCTGGGCTGGACTCTATAGATTGTGAAGTATGTAAGAGTGAAGTAGTTTATAGAGTATCCTTAGATAGCATATATTGAGAC